AAGCTCTACATGAAAAAGGGCGAGATGACTGACGATGAAGCCTATCAGCGTTACTACGGCAAGTTGCCAGCCAATGTTCGGCGGGTTCGGGAGAAAACGGGGAGGTTCGTCACCACTCAGGATATGATCGAATCTGCCGCTTCCGTGGGCAAGGGAGGTCCGGGGTAGTGACAAGGCGCGGTTATTCCGACAAGCAGGATTTGATTCGCTGTTCGGCCTGTGGGTTTCCCAATGATCCCAACCAGCGGTCCTCCGGTCATGAATATATCGCTCAGTCCAACACGATCTCAGGTGTTTCAGAACAAGCCTACGAGGTGGATAGCGGCGGCTGCGCCCGATGTTTTTCCCCGGAATGGAACTCCGGAGCCAAGATCACCTGGGGCCGACGACGACGATATTAAAAAAAAATGTCAGACTGTTTCTGTTAAGTTGTAGCGCGAGAGGTCATTAGCGCGTTCGTTTGTCATTCAGACGAGCAAGCATCTGCAAGAGAGGGATTGGTGAGAGGCTTGTTTGCTTTGAATGCTTATGACGAATCGCGTTCATCAAAATCACTATCGAACTGCGGTCAATGTCCCAGGTGTGGGGCGTATACCCGTCCGAAAGGTTCTTCCCAGAACCATCGCAGAACGCCGCAAAGCTATCTTTGAAGCGGATAGAAAATCCAGGCAGATGGGCGAAGTGTTCAAACCTGAACGTGTTCAGGGAGCTGTGTGGATGGATGATTTCGTTGCCCAAAGAGAAACGGTAAGGCTTTGCGCTGTCTGTACCCGTCATTACTCTGACTGGTGGAAGGCTCACGGTTTTCGCCCTGATGGACACCCATTGGGAGCGAATCGAGGAACCTGCGATGGATGCACCGCGCATCTCGCAAGACTCACCCCCTTCTATCCTGAAGAAGCGTACCTACAGCTTCGGACACGCATTGACCCGAGAACAATCGTAAAAGGAGTTTCTTAACATGAAATATGCTGGTTCACTGACTGGGCTGGCAGAAATGCAGACAGGCCGCTATTACATCGGTGATAGCGTTGTACACGATCAAGTCATTTGCTACGCCGGATTGGCTGGTAATGGCTCGATTGGTGATCCTGCTTCGGTCAATGATTACACAGAGGCCGTTGGCATTCTGCTCTCCCAGGACTTAACGTATACGACAACCCAAGGCTCCGGTGGCGTGATTGGTCTAGTCACCAAAGATCCTTACCAGCTCATTCGTGGGCGTGTCTCAGGCACGACTACTGCCGGTGGGGATTGGGTCAACGCTTCAACTGCGAACGGCAATATCCTTACAGCCGAATCAGCTTCCAGCGGCGGCACCGTTATTACGGATGCCGGAGTCGGAACGTCTGAATTTGCTGGTGGTTACGCTATTGGACTAACGGGCAACAATGCCGGTCATGTCCGGGTCATCGATTCACACACCGACAATACGTCAACGACCCTGGATGATCCGTTTGATAGTGCTATTGCTACGGGAGATACCTTCCTCCGCACCTTTGCCCCGTTCTTGCAGGGCATCGAACTTGTGACTGCGTTCACTGAGTTCATGGGTGGTGGAGTTGCAGGTGTTGATTTGCCGGATTCTGGTCATGCCGTGATTCATGAAGTATGGTGTGGCGGACGGCAAATTGAAGGTTCCCCCATTTCACCTAATCGATCCCGCAATCTTATTGCTCGGATTGATTCAACCAGTAACCCGAGCGTGGAAGTTGTGGCCTCTTTTATTGACCATGCTTTCATGTCCGTTGCATAAGGAGAATAAATTATGGCTTCAACTGGCGATTTTCCTGATGCATTAGATCCTGTCTTCAGTGATATGTTCCCGGAAGGCGAAGTCTTCGAGGGAGAAGGACTCAATTTAGTTTCGACTCTTTATCAAGAGTTGAGTTCGACTCGTCCCGAAGAACGGCTGACTTCCATCAGTGGGCTGCCGAAAGCTCCCCGGTTCACAGGTTCTTTGACTTACAAAGATCCCGACCAGGGATACGATGTGACCATTACGCATATCACCAACGCGTTTGGAGTGCAGATCACCCGTCACCTTTGGGATGACGATCAGCACGACCAAATTCAGCGAATCTTTGAAGGCTTCCGGAATTCGTTCTGGGAGACTAAACAGGACGATGCTTCAGATATGTTCAATCAAGCCTTTACGGCAAATCCCCTGGACACATTCAACCATACGGAGAATGTGGCTCTTTGCTCGAATTCGCACACCACTCCGGTGAGCGGAGTCAGCACTTCAAGTGGATACGACAACCTTTCGACTTCAGCTCTATCGGCAACGGCGTTAGCCGCTGATCGGTACACCATGAGGTTGTCCAAGAACTTCCAGGGCATTCGTATCGACCGAGTACCGGATTGCGTGTTTGTTCCTGCCGAGCTGGATGATGAGGCTCTGAAAATCACTCAGACTCGCGTGGGACTGGATACTGCTGCCGGGGATGTGAACGTCCAGGCCGGACGCTATCAGGTCATCTCAAGCGTTCGCCTGACCGATACCAACAACTTCTTCACCATTAACAAGGATCTGTGCAAACGATCCCTGCTGTGGTACACCCGAGATGGATTGGAAACCGACCGCATGGAAAGTTTCGATCAGTTCAACTTCAAGGGTCGAGGTTGGGAACGGTATGGATATGGATGGTTGTTCTGGCAAGGTATTATTGGTCATTCCGTAAGCTAAGGAAGGAGGTAGAGATATGCCAACAACGGCTAAACTAACCGGCATTCCGCTTCAATCCGGCACTTTCGGAATAGGCCCGTCTTCTCTGTCGTACAACGCCATGTCGATTGGACATACCTTCGGGAATGTCTTCTTCGTGGACAGCGGCTCCGGGATTGATGATGTTGGAACGAGCGGCAAGAGTCCCAATACCCCGTTTGCCTCAATAGATTACGCCACGGGTCAATGCACCGCCAACAACGGTGATGTCGTGTATGTCCTCCCCGGGCATACGGAAAGCGTCACTGCGGCAGGAGGTCTTGATCTGGATGTTGCTGGCGTGACCTATATCGGCATGGGCCACGGCGATGTCAGGCCAACGATTGATTTCACGACAGTCGTTGGCGCGGACATGGATGTGGATGCGGCAGATATCATCATGTTCAACTTCCTGTTCACAGGAGGGATTGATGCTCTCACCGGACCCATTGATGTCAACTCCGATGACTTCGCCCTGATCGGGTGTGAGTATCGGGATGTCACAGGTCAGGCTACGGATGTTGTCATTATCACCGGAGATCGTTGCACGATGGACGGGTGGAAACACGCAGGGGCGGCAGCCGCAGGCGGGGAATCAGGTATCCAACTCACGGGAGCTGATTACTACACGCTGAGAAATTTCTGGATGGACGGGAATTTTGGCACCGCTGCGATTGAGGGCGTCACTACGGCTAACACAAACATCACCATCCATGATGGTTATATCAGAACGCGGAATGCCGACGATATTGCGTTTACCGGAGTTTCGACTGATACGGGTCAAATTGGCCCCAACATCTACATCCGATTACAGGATGATGCCAGCAATATCACCGAGGCCATCGGAGTCACAACGGATCTGCATTTCTTTGATCCGATTTATGTTGTGAACGCTGATACCCAGCGCGGACTCCAATGGAACCAGACGGCTTCTGCTGACTGATTCTTAGTGTTGGTTTTGCGGGGGGTTGAAAGACCCCTCGCATCCTTTTATTCCGGAGAGGAGGAATTTGTTCTATGCCCCAGAAATATCAGCCTTTTTCTGTGCGCCGAAGGATGCAGGATCGGATCAAGGAAAAGGAAAACGAACTCGATCCCACCATCAATCCGCTTGCCAAATCCGCAGGTCGGCATAATTGGGAGGAGCAGCAAAAAAGGCTTGGGCATGACAAAAAGAAACTGGATGCCATCACTCCGCCTCCGGTGGAACCCAAGGAAAGAAAAATGCTTCAAGCTCGGGTCAGGCAGTTGGAAGAAGCCATCACTCATGGCTCCAAGTCCCTGAACATTCCTCCGATTCCAAGCGTCCACCAGATGCAGGACAATACGGATGGTTCGACGGACCAGCATCTCCGTCATGAGAACACCTGGAAGCGCAACAATCTGGACAACAAAGGTAAGTTGGTTGTCGCAAAAGACAACTACGGAGCTTCGCTGGAACTCAAAGATCTTTACCTTCGGCTTGCCGCTTCAGATGGTGATGAGGAATTTCGTCCAGGCGCAGGATCACTGGAACAGCTTCGCTCGGGTCATCAGGTGCCATTGCATGAGAACCATGCTCCTGTCCAGTTTCCCATGCCCAATACCTCCCAGTCGAAGTATGATGAAATCTGGCCTGACCATGAACCCCTGAAAAGCGAAATCTCAGCCGGTAAGTATCATAAGGAATGCCGGATCTGCGGCAATAAATCCATTGATAAGTTCACCGCGTTTTGCGAGATCCATCGTTCCGTTGTCGAAACTGACTTCCGAAAGCAGGAAGCTGTGAGTGCGTAGGAGGTGATCCTTGTCTACTACCACACTAATTGAATCCCGCACAACGACCGCCACTGAGAACGTCAACATCAATGTGCCTGACCGTGGAACGGGGGGTCCGTTTTTCCCCAATCATACTTGGAAAGCGGGCAGGTTTATCTTGAATGTGACGAATGCCGCCACCGACTCCAGTGATACTTTTGACGTTTATCTGCAAAGTGGGGTGAGATCCCCCAATGCCACTTCCGCTGAAACGATCATCTGGGATGACTTCGTTCATTTTACCCAGGTGGCCGGGAACGCAACGGAGCCGATTCAGCACATCGCCATCTGGCAGCGTGACGGTCAGACGCCGGAATCCGAGATGCACATTCCCAAGACGGATGACATTTCTGCGGGTGTCGTTCAGGGGCCAACCGGTCCTTATCTCAGGGTGCGAGTTGTCGTCGTTGATTCCGGTGATGCCAACCAGACCTTCACCTGGGAAGTTATGGCGAATATCGTTGAGGAAATATAGTGTGTCGGGGAATGATAACTCAGCCTGTTCCGACCATTTATCTTGACCGGCGAATTTATACCTTTAAATCTGCCCGCCTCAATTGCGATATTCCCGTAGAAGCAAACTCTCTTGAGTCGGCTTTGTTTCGAGCCAGGAAAACAGATCAGAAATTGGAACTCGATGATCTAGTGGAAGCAAATAAAACTCATGATTAAAATTTTTTGCAATGCCTGTGAGCGTCAGCTCAGTGAATTGGAAATTGAAAATTCCGCCAGGAATTCGGCCAAATGGCTCAGTTCCAATCCCGGCATGACTTACATTTTAACGACCGACGATGTGCAGGATGTGTTTTGCAAAAATCATATTGCGAAGGCGGAGGATTACTGGAATCAGAAAATCAACCGTGTCGCTGATCTCAAGAAGCACGTTAGCAAAACCTTGCGGAATAACTGTCGTGGATATTTCTCATTGAAGCCGCAAAAAGTAGATTCACAACCAAGGAGGGTTGAGCCACTTGCTAGTCCGGCAATATCTCGACAGGCTTGATGACCAGCTCCGCGATCCCTTCACGCGCCTGTTGGCAATCGACCGCTGGGAACTGTTGGACATTCTCTCCATTGAGTGCCAATACCTCTCGGGTGAGTTTCAATGGGATTGGGCCGCTCGTTATCTTCCCAAAATCATTCAGACCTACACAGGTAAAAGAGCCTATCTGCTTCCCGATGATTTCGGCCTGAACTTCGCCAGAGGTTCTGATCGAAGCGGGAAGATCTTCACCATCACCCTAGATGACGGCAGTAACGAATCCCCTCTGGAGTTTGAAGATCAGGCCCGCCTTCACACCCGTGACCTGACAGCGGAATCCAACGGCAAACCAGCGCGGTATGCTATCCGGACCCGAAGTACGGGCCAGCGCGAACTCGTTCTTTCACCTCCCCCTGACAGCAACAGTTCATCGCATTACACCATCAACGGGATGTACGTCCCTACTGACTGGACTTTCGATAACCAGGACACGCTTTTACCCGTTCCGGATAATTCATCGGTCTTAGAACACCGAATCCTGGCACGGGTCTACGAGGGGCTTGAAGATGATGATCGTGCCAATCGGCATGAGGTCAAGGCATCTCGGGCGCAGTCGGCTCTCTCGGTCGCCCAGGCCAGAAGCAAGAGCTATCAACTGCGGCCCAAGCTGTCCCGGTTCAATAGTAGAAATCAATATCAGCTTATGAGGAATTCCAGCTAATGGGCAAAACGATTCAGTTCGATCCAAATATCAGGGTGGGAGGGTCCACCCTTGATCTGTTCCTGTCCGCTCTGGGAATCGATGAGGACTCCGGTGGCTTGAAGGAGTACGAGGTAGCGGCTTCCGGCAGCCAGACCGTCAACTTCGATGGAGTCACAACCGCATCGGCTATCGTCATCACAGGTGATCGAACCTTTACTTTTAACGCAACAAGTGTCGGGGCATCCCAGGCTTACAAGGCCGGTGGAATTGTCGTGCTGTGGAACTGCGCTGAGACTTCTCTGGTCGTCGCCAATACCGACAGCAGCAATGTCATGATTTTGAAAGTTTATTTGGGAGGAACTTAAATGGCAGGAAAGAAATACTTTGGTCATGTCTATGCGGAAGGCCGTGGCCCTTACGCTAAACCTACAAAGAAAAAGAACAACAAGAAAAAGAACAACAAGAAAAAGAAAAATACTAAACGGAAGGTCAAGACCATATCCGTTTCAAAAATGTACTGAGGAGTTTCGTCATCGCTGTTCAACGCCTGACCTTGGCACAGATTATTACCGAGATCCTGCATATCACGGGATATGACTCTAGCGTTAATGCGCCTTGGGAGACTGAAGCGAACCTGATTCGCAAGATCAATATGACCGCTCAGAAAGTTGTTCAGCGAGGATCGGATACGCTTCGAGCGGAAGGCAAGCTCTCGCGCACGGGCGTTGTGCGGCATGATATGTGGAGATCGACAGCTTCATCGACGGGTTCTTCGGGTTCGGGTAATTTTGTCGTGTCGGCTGCATCCGCCACCGTCGAGTTTCCCGATGACCTGGATCAGTTTATTTCTCTCTGGGACAAGACCGAAGAGAACTGGATTTACCCTATCTCCCGTTCGGCCAAGGAACGCTACCGACGATTCGAGATGCGCCCTGCCGGCAGAACGGAAGCGGTTGAGATGCTGGGGTACGGCGGATCGAACTGGCAGCGACAGGGAAAACTTCTTCCCGGCGTGGCATCAGGTGTTACGCCGTCAATGGAACTGACCTACTATCGGTTGCCAGCGGTCATGCCGGGATCGGACACCTCGACGGAATATCCGGATGGCGATTACAAGTTTCATTATCTGTGGGTCTTGGAGCCGGTGCTGGAACTCCTTCGGGTGGATGATCCGGCTTATGATCGATATTTGGCGAAGGAAAAAGAATTGATGCGAGAGTTTGTTGGAACTGCGAACTTCACACAGGCGGCTGCATAATGGCACTTGGTATTGCATCTCTTGAACAGGAATACCGGAGCCGTATGCTGGATCTGCGAGGCGGTCTGAACAACTCTCTGGTGGATGAAATGATTGCGGACAACGAACTCTCGGATGTGAGGAATCTGCTTCCCGACATTCATCAATCGGGTGTGCTGATCAAGCGCGAGGGCATCGTAAAGAAAAGCTCCCAGATGTCTGAGGCAATTAGTTCGGTCTTCTGCGGAAAGAATGCGGATTACTTCACCACGCTCACGACCATCAGGAGCCTTTCTGGGACGAGCTTGGATGCCAGCTTGACATCAAAGACAGCCCCCGATTGGGCATCCTTTGATGATGCCAGCCTTGGGATGCTGGATGTCTTTGTCAACGGGGCGGAGGAGCGGCGCACAACCGATGGGTCAAGCTGGGCGGATGTTGGAGGCAGTCCTCCGAATTTCAAATACATCAGCAGTTACAACCGTTTCCTCTTTGGGGGCGGCCACGACACGGGACATCTGCGGTGGTCTGCGGTAGAGAACTCAGCTTCCTGGCCCGCCATCAACGAAATCATCGTCAATGACGACATCACGGGACTCGTCTGGTACGGGCGGTCGCTGATCATGTTCTGTGAGAATAGCTTTCACCACATCACCGGAACCGATGAAAACGGCATGAGCATCACGCATTCCAACACGGAAGTCGGATGTGCCTCGCATCGGTCCATCGTCGTGACGCCCTTCGGCCTATTCTGGTGGAGCAATAGGGGCATGATCTGGTCGCCGGATGGCTTCAAGGTCAGCAACCCCATGCTGTCGGTCATCCCTCAGACCTATGCCAGCCTGAAGGAAAGCCGCTTCAGCCTCGTTCACGGCATCTTCAATCCCCGGCTTAACTGCGTATCCATGTGGGTGACAACGAGTAGTGCAAGTACAGAGGATATGCGGATCGATTATTTCCCCGAGGAGATCAACTCTCAGCGTCAGGGCGGATCATCCCGCTATGGATCATTCTGGCTTTCCAATGGTGATGGAGCGGAAATGGCCGCCAGCGGGATCGTCACCGAGTCGGGGGAAGACGTCATCTATGTGGGAGGTACGGGATCGGCCCCATATCTTTATACGCAAACTGGCGAGAATGACGATGGGACCACCATCCTGGCCTATCTGGAAACAAAAAGAGAAACTGCTCAAATGGGCGAGGATGTCACCAAGCGCATCAAAAACATTGACCTGCTCTTTATTCTCTCCGGGGCTTCATCGTTGAGCTATGGGATCTATGTGGATGACGGGATGGATATTGAGCAATCTTGGGA